TTCAAGAAAAGAGGCGGAGTTAATGATAACAATCTTCGTTTAGCGAACCCCGAACATGGCACTTATATTATCGGTGAGGGAGGTGATAATATCGGTCGTGGTGGTCGTTCAACTCATTACACGATAGACGAAGCACCCGCATTAGAAGCACCCGAATCTGTAGACAACTCTCTTTCTGAAAACACATCTTGCCAAGGGCTAATCGGCACACCTAATGGAGCTAACTTCTTTTACCGCAAAAGAAATAGTGGAAAAGTTAGAGTTATTACTATCGGATGGTGGGAAAATCCGGCGATGAATGATTTGTGGATTAAAAGAGCTAGGAATATAGATTCATGGTTTTATAAATATAAACAGGCAACACGAGATGAAGTAGCCATTGCTAGAGAGCTTGATATTAATTATAACGCTTCGGTAGAGGGGATTATGATTCCTTCCCTTTGGGTTCAAGCAGCGGTTAATTTTGATATAAAAACCTCAAATGGCGAAAGATTGGCGGGATATGATTTAGCAGCCGGTGGCAAAGATTTAGCCACTTATATATATGGTGAAGGTGTGGTAATTAAGAAGATAGAGAAGATAGTTGCAACAACACCACTACAAGGAACTTGGAAAGTAGTAGATTTGTGCGAACGAGATAATGTCGAACTATTATCGTATGACAGAAATACTATAGGTGAAGATGTTTATCCACAGTTAAAAACAGGTGATAGAAAAGTTTACTTTAAATTAAACGGAATTTACGGGCAAAGTCCGGCATCAAGTACGCTTATTGAATCAGAGGGGAAGCGGGCTTGTGATTTATACCGTAATAAGAGAGCTGAAATATGGATGGAGCTTCGTAGACGATTTGAAAAAACATTTTTACACAGAACCGGTGTTAAACGATTCCCCACTAATGAACTAATCTCTATTCCAAACCACATGGAGCTTATAGCAGAATTAAGCACCCCTCTTTTAGTCCACTCAGCCACAGGCAAAATTGGAGTTGAATCAAAGAGAGAGATGAGAGTTCGACATGTTGCCTCACCAAACTATGCGGATGCTTTAGGCTATTATATAGAGCCATTAATAGGTAATCCGGCAGTTATGGATAATTTCGCATATCAAGACGATAAGGCTGTAAGAGATATTCAATATAGCGGATTAACCCCTCACGCTTCTCATGTAAGCTTATATTTATCCGAAGAACAGTTGTTATATCTTATTATCGCAAGGCATACATATACTAATAATACTATGGAAATTCTCTTTGAAAAGAGATACGATTACCCCGATCCAGAAGAGGTCAAAGCCGATATTGATAAATATTTAGGCGTATTTAGTGATAATGTTAAAAGTTTCACTGCCAACAAGCGGTTTTTTGACGGGTTAAGCGATGGAAAAAGAACTTTGTGGTATGATTTCCGCAATGTTGGGCTAAGATTACGGCAAAACTATAGTTTTAATTACCCCACAGCTCTACTAATTATGAACAAATTATTTAAAGCGAACAGATTAATATTAAACAGCTCTTGCGACAATACTATAAATCAAATTCGTAATTGGAGTATGGTAAACGGTAAGCCTAAAGAAAATTTACATTTTTGCAATGCTGTTTTAGAAATGTTGCAACTACTAGTTAGAGATAATATCCTTGAATTGCCTCCCAAAGATTTACCTAAAAAACAATTTTACGGCAAAAACAGCGTATTACTAGAACTTAATATCTAATTTAAAAAGTACCACATATAGCTTTTTTATATTAAAATCAACAACATCTAGTGTTTTTTTAATATATTATATGTATGAAGTATACAAGCATAAGATGTCCTGGTAAAAAAAATAATAGGGAATGTAATCATATTCTTGGTGGAACGGCTATTGACACACTAGCAAACTATGATTTCAAAAAACCTTTTGATGAAATTCGATATTGTCCTAATTGTAATAGTTTTTGGAAAGTTACAATTAAAGGGGAAGACCTACCTGTATTTATAGAAAAAACCCTTGATAGAGTTGATTTTGTGCCAATAGAGGATATTTTTAATGCTTCTATATGTTTGCGTAGGAGGGGGAAAGCATGATCTTTACCGATGTAAAACCTAGAATATCTGATACTGAAATATCCCACGAATACCATTTATTTCAAAATGCTAAGCAATCTGATTTGTTCGACAAAAAAAGAGGACAAGAGAATTTTATACTATACGCTCCCACAGATAACTGGCAAACATGGAGTGCCACAAATATAGCGACTCTTAAGGCAGAGGGCAGAACTCCAAATTATTATAACTTTCTACAATTGTATGTGGAGGGTAATGCGGGCAATTTCTTTTTAAACAAAGTAGACCCGCATTTTGTTGACAGGGCAGGTGATGGAATTGAAACAAAACAAGCTTTGGAAGCTCTATCTCACGCTTGGTATAGTGATAAAGAGCATTTTGATTTTAACGCATCTTATCTTAGTGCTATTGTTAATGGCTGTATTTATAGAGGTGTTGAAGAGATTCGTATTGCACGCACAGAGGACGAACCTAGAGGGCGTATTTACTTTGAACCTCTCTCTCCTATGAGTATTATATTTGACCCTACAAATTTAACTGATGATATTGCAAGAGGCTCCAAAGAGGCTTGGAAAACATTTTATTTATACCCTAGAGATATGGCAAGCTTTTTCGAGTGGACTATTCCAAGCATAAGGTCAAAACTTGTTTCTTTAAGTAATCTCTCACAGGATGCTAAACAATTCCCTCAAAGGTATACCGAATATCCAATAGAGGAAACATGGGGAACAATGTATCAAGTAGTTGAACATTACCATGTTAAAAAAGAATACAAATATATAGCCTATGATAGTGCTAACAATGTTAAGCTCCCCGAAACTGGTCATAAGTTTGGCAGTATGGAAGATTTTATCGGAAAAGTGCAATGGTCTCGGTCACAAGGTTATGATTTACAGCCGGAAGATATTAAGGAAATAAAGATTCCAATAGAAGTTTTATATGTGACAACTTTTTGTCCTCAACTTGGAATTGTTTTTGATAACAGAAGAGATGAGCGGCAAATTATAGACGCTAAAGGCAGAGTTAAGTTGCCATTTTTTACATGGTCATACATTACCAAAAACGGTAAGTCTATTGGATTAATTGACCTTGGGAAAGATATGCAGAATGATATTAACAATCGTGAGCAAGCAAAAACAAAAATACTTACACAAACGCCAGTTAATGGGAAAATGGTAGCACACCCCGATGCTTTTGGTGGAAATGTACAAAAAGAACAAGAATTTAAAGAAAACTATACTGATGCAAGCAAACCTTTCATATTAGACAAGGATGCCCCACCAAACATAGATATGTTAATGAAAAATATTAGTGGTGCAACGCTTAATCCTGCAATAATGCAAGATGAAAATTCTAAAATTTCAATGATGGATAGGATTTTAAGGCTCCCACCAGCTATGCAAGGTTTGCAAGGTAAGAGTGGAACTTCCGGCATTTTATTTGGTAGGCAAGTTATAGAGGGGAATGTTTTACAGAAAGTACCCGCTTCGTCATTAGAGCAGTATCAAAATTATAAATTTGAAGCTTACAAGTGTTTGTCGGTAGATTTATATGGCGGTAAAACTAAAACAGAGAGAATGGCGAACTATGACAGGAAATTCTCTCTTGCAGACGGTACCACTAAAATAGCAAATGAATTTGTTGGAATAGATGATAATGGTCAAGATATAGTAATTAACGATATATCAAAACTTTCAAATGCTTCGGTTATTATCTCGCAATCAAAAGACAATGATTATATGAAGCAGGCGAAAAGAGAAGTTGACATTGCTTATCTTACTGCAATGCCTCCTACAAACACCAATCAAGGGTATAGGGCTATTGCAGAGGCGGATTTGGCTAAAAATATGGATGGCGTAACGGTTGAACAAGAGAAAGATATTGATGAGATGGCACAAGCTTCTATTAGAATAGCAAAGAAAAACTTGTTACTACAAGAGGCTGGACTTGATCAGCAATTAGAACAGTTACAAACATTAAAAGAACAAGCCCCACCAGAGTTGGGCGGTAATGGTAATAGTGGTGATGGAATGCCTAAAGGAGATGTGGAAGTTCCTTCTAACCCAATGCAAGCAGGTCAAGAAAAAAGAGTTCAAATTAACCCGAATCGAACGGGACAACAATAAAGGAGTTCATAAAAATGAAAGAAACATTAGAACAAAATGCAGAACAAGAAGTTAAAGTGGAAAAAACTATTGAAGAGTTAATAAACGGTACACCGGAAGAGTTAGACCAAGCCACTAAAATGCTTGAAGA